TCGTACGGAGGCGGAGGAGGCTCGTACGGAGGCGGAGGAGGCTCGTACGGAGGTGGGGGGATCACAGTCACAGGTGCTCCCGTAACCGTAAAAGTTGAACCTCCGAGTGGAAAACCTATTAATGTGGTGCCACAAACACGTACTGTCACCACAACTACTGAACAGCTTGTACGTAACGCGGGAGGAATTGAAAATGTTGAAAAAGGTATTCAGGCTCTCCAAAGCACAGGTGGAAATGTCAACAAGGCGCGCGCTAAAACACGTCTACCGCTTGCAACGTTCACAAATATATATGCGTTGGGAGGCCCTGTCGCTGCGAAAAAAGCGGTGTCACGCATTCGTCGTCGCCGAAAGGTGGGGCCGAAGAAAAAACGTGTCGTGACCAAGTCTAAGAAGAAAAAGTATATCAAACTGACACCATACCAATTTAAACGTCTCACCGAGCATATCAAGAAAAATAATCTAAGGAAGGTTCTTGTTAAAGAGATAACTCATTAGATGGCAACGAAGAAATACATTCTTACATTGAATTCTATAAGGAAAAAGTACAATCAGCCTCCGTCGTGGATACGAATTACAACAATAACTATGCTATGTAAATTTCTAGAAGGTATAGACTTGAATAAAGTACGTGAAGCATTTGCCGATGGGCCAATTCGTATTCGTCGTAAAGGGGCGCTTACAAATGGGTTTGAGTGGACACTTCGCGAAAGTGACAAAGCATTCTATAACCAAGTCACAATTGGATATCAGGATGCATACTCGACAAAATCAATAAAAGTGTTTCCAAATGGATCTTTTCAGGTGGCGGGCTGTTCGGACCTCCGAGATTGTAAACGTATTGTTCGTCAGTTGATCTTTCTTATGAAGATGATCCTTCGTGTAACTTTGACGATGGAAAACTTTCGTATTGTGATGATCAATACGAATTTCTCCATGAACGCTCACGTTGATTTGTCTCGTATAATTGAAACACTTTCAGCAGAAAATCGTTTTGTTGTTTCATTTAACCCGGACCGATACTCGGCTGTGAAGGTAAAATTTCACCCCGCGGAAAACACAAAGCAGGTGACTGCGAGTATATTTAGTACCGGAAAAGTCATTGTCACAGGCGCCGAAACACTCCGTGAGATTGCACTTGCATATGAAGTTCTTGTTGAGAAGTTGTATCCTACCAAATTGGAATCGACAACAGAAGAAACATTTGATATTTTCAAAGGTGTTAAGTTTGACAAGCTTGTTGAAAGTATCGAAGCGACTGGTTTTTCTACACGATTTTCTTGACTAGTATAAATGTCTACTCGTCTTGGAATGGGTGCCGACCGCTGCTTCAATGTATACGAGTCTTCTCGTATTTACAATGATGTGATTATGCAAAAACAGGGTATTGATTTTGAGGATAATTTGGCGTACCGCCGGTATCTTCAGGAAAAGGGCCCCGACGCGTATGTCGTGCTCGCGGATGCCGCATGTCGTCCACCGGCATTTTCATCTGAAGCCAATACAAACTAGAAGATTAAATGAAAGTCGTCATCGATGGAAACATCGGTTCAGGGAAAACAACACAGTTAGGTCTTCTTGAAAAAAAAGGTTGGACGGTTCAACGTGAACCTATTGACCAATGGCCTTTGGACCTTTTTTACAAGGACAAATCCCGATGGGCACTTGTGTTGCAATTGAAAATTCTTCAGACGCTTCGACCTGTCAAAACAAACAATCCAATTGTGTACGAACGGTGTCTTCTCAGTACGCGACACGTCTTTTGGGAATATTTGTTACAACACAAACTCGTCACTCAAGAGGAAAATGACGTGTACTGTACTCAGTATGACAAGGATGTATGGTATCCTGATGTCTATATTTTCTTATCCAAGTCCCCAGAACTTGCTTTTGAACACGTACAGAAACGACACCAAGTGGGTGACTCTGCAGTAACACTTGAATACCTGAAAGACTTGGATGTCCTTTACAAGGATATGATTCGAAATGTTCCATGCCGAGTTCATATCGTAAATGCACATCAATCACCGGAAAAAATTCACGCTGAGATTTTGTCCTTGCTCTCAGTAGATGGCGTGCACATCTCTGACCCTCCAGGGGCGAAAATGTCGGCGACCGGCTCTCACAGACGGGAAGTGCTTTGCACACCGTTCACAAACATGTGTCATATGTCTTGAGCCCATATTGGGTTCTGTAAAAAAACTTTCATGTACGCATGCATTTCATACCAAATGTATTATGACTTGGTTTGAAACGAATGACGAATGTCCTGTATGTCGTACAGAACAGGACACAGATCCTATAATTGTTTTCAAACGCCATGTCGAAGATAATATCCGTGAAAAATATCGTGACGCGATTCGTTCTTTAGAACATCAGGTGCAGGTTTTACGGCGACGAAATATGTGAGCCTACAGTATGCATAGGTGTCAAGCGACAACCCAAAAAGGGGTTCAATGTCGTCGACTTGTCGAAGGGACACATTGTGCACAACACACAGGTTCGTCGTGTCCCATTTGTCTTGGTCATATGGCAACCGGAACATCACGAACCTTGCCATGTGAACATGTGTTTCATTCACGGTGTATTGAACGCTGGAAACGAACTTCGCACACGTGCCCAATGTGCCGTGCTCCGTTTGATCAGCCTCAGTACCGTGTGAACATTTCAGTTCAGCACCTTGCATCAGATACAGTAACACGGGACTCTTATGTTACAAGTAATGTGTCTCAGATGTTTCAAACCTTTGGCATTCAAGGTCTTCAACCACGTTTCATTACAGATATATTTTTCGACATTGGGTTTGATGAATTTATAGACGAAGTATTCCAGGAAATTGGTATCCGGTTACCCGAGGCTTTGCGCGCTGCGAACGTGCCAGTGCCATCTTCCCAGCTCCCACCTTGACACAATATGCCGAACAAAATTTAGAATAATTTAAACCAGGGTATTTGCGATTTGCACGTCGAGGGTCTGCAATTGTTTTTCCAGATGCATCAACAATTACAGGACCTGTTGCCCACCCTTGCTTGTGACTCCACAGTTTCACAGGAAATTCAATGACTTTGCCAGCAGGAAGACGCCCCCTGCCCTGACGGTCAAGTGCATTCAGTACTGGTAAATTCGTGTTGCTAATCCGTCCATCAAATGCTCCACGTGGACGATGTGCTTTCAGTACGGCTGTACGAATTGTCACGGGTGAAACTCGGAAAAACTTGGCAAGACCCGTGATGGTGTCGTTTGCACGAATTTTATACCGAATGAAATTTGTCTGACGATACCAGTGGAAATCACCCCCTTGGGGTGCTACGAAATTCATCACTTTATAGTATCCACGCCGACACGGTTGACTACCTGTTTTGCATTTGTATGCGAGGCCTTTATAATCCTCGAGGACCCGTTTCGCGATGCCTTTGCATGATGTGAAATTTAATCCCCATGCCCGGTTTCCAGACATGTTCCCGGGTACATTTTTGTTTGTTGCTCTTTCGTTATTCAGTCCAAACGCATAGTCATAACAATTATCGTGGTACCGACCACGTTTCGGTGATCCATACACAGACCAACTAAAATTCATTGCATTACGCTTCGTGGCATTGAAATGCGTTTCGTTTCTTTTTTTGCCTTTACATGTTTTCCCCAGTTTACATGCCTGGCAACACGCACCCGTCATTTATTTTCTTCGCACAAAATAAAATGCTGAACGTTCTCAGTTCTCGTAACACCCAGGACCTACTGTACAACCTGACCATTTTTGTGCTTTACGTGGTGCTTCTGACATTTATTCTACGTTTCCTGTGGAACGGTACACTTGTGAAACACATCAGCATCTTACGTCCAGTGGACACCCTGCTCAACACATTCTTACTCGCTTTGGGTATTTCTCTTTTCCGTCTATAAAGTAAATGCCAGTGAATCCGTTTGATGGCCGCGTGGACAAAACAAGTGACATTTTGTCCATGTCCTTTGTGTCGCTTGGACTTGCAGGCGGGGGTGTTCTTTTCGCCGTCTTGCTCGATAAACAATTTGCAACACTTTCAAAACGGTATCCTCAAAGCGCTGTTCCTCTCGCATTTATACAAATGTTTCTTAGCGCTTTGACACTTGCTTTTCTGTATATTCTTGGTCCAGCACACGTTGTACTTCATTTTCAACGAACACTTCCTGGTTTCATATTCCCGGGAATGTTTTTCAATGTTCAGAGTAACATTTTCGAAACGTTCCAGGCAATGCGTTTGCCGACAATTTAATTTATTATTCTGTAGTAACAAATGGGTTTCTTTCCATCTCCTTCACCTGTTCCCGAGCCCGAGGTTCCCGAGCCCGAGGTTCCCGAGCCCGAGGTTCCCGAGCCCGAGGTTCCCGAGCCTGAGCCCGAGGTTGATGACGAGGATGTTCCAGTGCAGCGCGCAGCTGCACTGATCGAAGAAGCACTGAATGCTTCAGTGAAGGCTTAGATCATAACGAGTTGCAATGCGTTGTAGTCCATTACCAAGTAAAAATCCAAAAATAACAATAATACCAAGTGCTTTTACAAACTCTTGAGTTTCTAAAAGCATTTTTGTTAATTCGTGAGATTTTGTTTTCACACCTCTTGATATCCAATCTTTACTTCACCGTCAACAACGAGAGTTGGATATCCAGCTACAAAATCAGGGCATGTACCCTTGGCACAATCTACAAACGTATATTCCTTCTCTTTTTCCTTAAAGTACTCTTTTTGCTTTGTGCACCATGGGCAATCATCTGACCCATACATTGTAATTCCAGGGCCTGGAGGTGGAACATCTTTAGGTTTCGGTGGTGTTGGCGAAGGTGGCTGATATTCAGGTTCAGGAACATATACACTCTTTGTACTGAGCCACCACTTATATACATAGTATCCAACAACTGCAAGAATAACAGCAAAGGCGACACGCATAATGATCGACTCGTGATCCATATCTACTTGGGCCCTGGAAAAAAGAATTTACAAGGGTGGCGCAGGCCATTCCACCTGTGTCGGATCGGTGATTGCATTGGGCAAGTCTCGTAAAGTTTTGCGATAAACGGACCAAGCATCTTGCTGTTCCGGAGTCAGAGGGGAATCACGGGATTGAGTCCAATCACACATTTGAAGTCGATTATTTCGTTCAATTCGAAGAAACATCCATGCATCGTCAAAGTATTTTTGTTTTTTCACAGAGTCTTCGATAATTTGCGTTCCATCCCACATGACAAACATACGATTCAATGTTTCTGGAATTTCAACACTTTGCATATTTTCGAAACCGACAACATTTCTTGGAATGTCTCCATTCGGACCGTCCCCTGGATAAATTTGTTCAATTTTATCCGAGACGTACGCAAACCATTTCATTTTATTGAAATTAGCCAATTTTATTTATGTAATATTGTGTATGTTGTGACGCCCAAAATAATTGGATTGATCCTCCTTCTGTACTACAGTAAAACGTATCATTTGCATTAAAGTACCGAACAATTTTAAAATTTCTCGCGTAGTTAGTCCCGAACGCTGTTGGATCAAATTCCATGTATTGATTTGATGAACCAGATACAGATGATGTAAAGTTCATCAGAGCATAACGTCCAGCTGTTGTTCCATTAATGAACATCGTCACTGTAATTGAATATACTCCAGCAAGCGGAAACGTAAAAATACCGGTTGAACCAGCCCATTGCGCGGCTGATGCACCGCCACCTGTATTAACAATGCTTCCATAGTACGTTGCATTTACCGCCGAAGAACCCCAAACTTGGGTAGCTGTATAATTTGCATTTCCACCAGATCCTGTTATAATCCACCATGGATTTGCAAAGGTTGCAGGACCGTTTACGTCGAGTGTCGTGAGTGGGAGTTTACCGATACCAACATTACCGTTATTCAAAATAGAAAATGTAGTCGCAGTAGCAGTGTTGTTAAGGAATTTATATGCAACATCAGTTGCGACTGTAAGGTCAGTTGATGAATTCCAAAATTGAATCGCTTTATCTGATGCATCAGCTGCTTTTATTCTAAACGAACCTTGACGTATAACGCCTGCGCCAATGGTCGCAGTGTTATTCGCTGAAAGGAGCAGTTCAGTGTTATTATCACCTCTTACAAGAATACCCCCTGCATTTCCAGATGTAGATATATGCAGGGTATTCAATGGGCTCGTGTTTCCGATACCGACGCGACCACTAGCGGTGATTACAAATGGCGGCGTGACCGTTCCGTAAGGTGCGATTGAAAAATAATTCGTCGTGGACCCTGCACCAACGTTATTATGATTTATAAAGAAAGAATCATTATTAGTTCCCGATCGTCCAATCTGTAGAGAAACGGTCCCGTTTGTGCCTACTGTTGAATCCATAAACGTCCCCTTGTTAATTGATGTCGTTCCGTTCTGATACGCCGTTCCGTCGCCAACGTGAAGAGGGGCGGTGGGATTCGCCGTCCCGATGCCCACCCTCCCATTCGCATCCATGACAAACACGTTGGACCCGCCCGCGACATTCGAAAATCTCACGACGTTTCCCGCGCCGAGCTGCTGGACCGTCAGTGCGTTTCCTGTTGCCGAATTGCCAAACACAAAACAATTACTCGTGTTGAGCACAGTCGGTACAGTGGGAACACTCATATCTATTCGAGGGCGAGATTAATTCGCTGGGACTTGGGGCCACTCGATCTGTGTCGGATCCGTGGTGTTCTTGGTGATGTCACGGAGAGCCTGGCGGTACTCGAGCCACTGGACACGCTTGTCCAAAATGGATTCGGGAAGGTCCGGGGCGGTGACGGTCCAATCGGACTGGGTGAGGAGGGTATTGCGTTGCTGGCGAATCTGGGACCAGGCTTGGGCTGTTTTGGCGGCGACTTTGTCAGGATCAATTATAAAAACGTATTCGTTACCATTTTTCGTGACACCAAGAGTTTCTTGATTCATGTCTTGAGGAAAAGGTAAACTAACAAATCCAGTCCACGGACCTGTAAGATATGCTCCTTCGGGAACAAAACCAACGATGGTGATGTTAATGGGATCAATCACGGCTTGAAGGTTCATTAAATATAGACGAGTTTAAAGTTCTGCATTCACGTCGAGCCATGAATTTGCGACACTTGAATATAATTCTTGTGCCTGACCAGTAGTTTGTCCCGAAGTGGTCATATCATAGGAAGCCGCAAAGTTAGTAGAATCAACTGGTATTCCAGTAATCGCCGAAATAGTAGCACCAGATGGGTACAATGTGAATGTCCCTGAAGAACTTAAAGATGTCGCATTTGAACGCATGATTACTGGAAGAGGTTGTGTTAAATGTACCGTACCAGCAGAACGACACACGACAGTCCCGAATCTCGAGTTGGAACCTACATAGTTCATACGCCAATAATATCTCTGACACAACTGAAGCTCCACCCCGTACGGCCGAACTTCAAAAGGCGTGGCGACCAGGCCTTTCTCGAGCTGGACGCCGGTGACGTCCAGATAATCGGTGGTTCCGGCGGTTCCTGTGGGGAAGCGTGAGAATATAACTTCGTATTCCGTTGCGGTCGCTGGAAGGAAGAACTGATAAGAAAACTGTGTCCAGTTAGAAGTAGTCGGAACAAGAGGACTGATGATGGTCGTCTGTCCAGTCCAGCCACTCAAACTTGAAGCCGTAAGATAAGGGGATTGATCCGTACCAGTCCCGTAAATTACGAAAAGCGTTATAGATCCGGTGTATCCAGCACCGTTTCTTGCCCAGAACGAAATAGTCATGGGTTGACCCTGCATGGGTATCGTATTGACCGTTTCTATAGACTGTCCGACCGCGATAAAAGTCGTGTTGGTCGAAGTGTTTGGTCGTTGGATGCGTAGTGCATACTGGAACCCGGGCAACCCGGACGCGACCTGCGAAATCTGGTTGCTCGCGGTGGTTGATTGTGTGACCCACCAGCGGTCGAGTGTGTATACACCAGCTGAACTTCCGCCCAAGTTTGCACCAGGGGCGCCGCGCTGCATGATGCGCATGTCCCCGTTGATTATCTGATTCTTGAACATTGTAGGCGTCCCACTCGAAACCGTCCCCGTACAAACAATGTCCCCAGCAACTTCCAGCGCCCGGGTTGGATTCACGGATCCAACCCCCACGCGGCCGTCGCTGGTGATGTTGACGGACTCGATGGTGCCATTGAAAATCAGAGTTCTGATAGGTATATTATAGTTTGCTCCAGTTGATAAATAAGATTGGTACAATACGAATCTGAAGAAATTGAAAGACTCTGAAGAAGAAACATACCACGTCTGTTTGAGTCCGTTCGAAGCCCATACATATTGTCTGACCTGATGAACAAGCTTCCAATTCACACCATCACGGGATCCAAGAACGTACCACGACCCGGGGTCAAATGTCACGTCCACGCCGTAAAGTATGTAACTTGAAAGAACAATTGCAGATGGCATCTGAAGCTGGACCCATTCACCAGGATACGAGTTTCCATTCACATCCACCGTGACAACTGTACCGTTGTAAGTTCCCCAGTTTGTTCCACCGGCTGGATACAGATTGGCTGGACCAAAATTCCAGCTCCAACCCGTCGAATCGTTATTATCGAAAGCTTGCCAAGCATATGTTCCAGTGTACTCCGTACTCGCACTCGCCACATACGTCCCCTGCCCGTACCCTGCGTTCAAAGAGGTTGCGTAACCAGTCATGGCGGCCGGTGGAAACGCCAACACACTCCCTGAGTTCGCCCCGCTGAATTTCGTCGTCTGTATGCGACCGGGCGCTGGTGCGTTGCGCAACAAAAGCACGGTTCCGTAGG